TGTGCAAATCAGAAGTTGCCATTCGTCGCAACATTGACAACACGCCTTCTGAAAAAATACAAAATAATTTACATACTCTTGTTACTAATGTATTACAACCATTACGCGATAAGTTTGGGCCTATAACTATTACAAGTGGGTATAGAAGTCCTGCAGTAAACACTGCTGTAGGAGGTAGCCCGGTAAGCGACCACTGTTTAGGCATGGCAGCAGATATTGAAATTTCAGGTATCGACAATAAAGCGCTAGCTGAATACATTCGTGACAACTTTAAGTTTACACAACTTATTCTGGAATTTTACACAAACGACGTACCTGATAGTGGTTGGGTGCACGTTTCGTATGATGAAAAAGACTTAAAGTGTAACGTTCTTCGTGCCGTTAAAGATAACGGTAAAACAATTTATCATAAAGGAATTTAATATGCCAATGGCTAAAGGTAAATCAAAAGAAGTTATTAGTAAGAACATTAAAGCAGAAATGAAGAAGGGTAAGCCTCAAAAACAAGCCATTGCAATTGCACTTAGTAAAGCAGGTGGTTCACTACCTAAACGTGGTGAACGTACAGCTAAAAATAAAGCTAGCCGAGCAATGAAATAATGAAGCTTGTTTATGTAGTATGGGAAGATGCTACTGAACTTGATGTATCTGCTTGGGCAGAACACGAAGAAGAGTTTGTTTATGTTCCTGTATTATGTAAACAAGTTGGGTTTTTACTTTATGACGGGCCTGAAGGAATTGTAATTACAAACGGTGTTATTGCCGATGGTACAGTTGCTCGACGAAACCAAATACCACGAGGTATGATTAGGAGAATAGAATGGTTGACCGAACCAAGTTTCTTGACGGAAGCGGTAAGCGAGTAATTTTACAACTCTTTAAAGAGTTTGCCCGTGTAGATGTAAAGTTTAAACCACTGTATACTTTACAACAGTGGAAAGAAGTGTTTTTAGAATGTCGTGATCCTTCTGAATATAGTGCTGCTATGGTGCTATTAGGTGATTGGGATCACTGGTTAGAAGTACGTAACCACCCCATTATTAAAACACATATTGATAAGTGGCAATCTGAACTAGAAGTTAAACTGCGTTCAGAAGCTATTCAACAAATGAAGTCACACGCCAAACAACCCGGTGGAACCGCTGCAGCTAAATGGTTGGCAGATAAAGGATACGCTCAGGAAGGCACCAAGAAGCCCGTAGGACGGCCTAAAAAGGATGAGGAGCTACCACCCCCTTCACTAGGTCGAATTGCTGGTGATATGGCTAGATTAGGTATTGTTGCAGGAGGTAAAAAGTAATGCCTTACATGACTAACGGCAAACGGGATTATAAGAAACAATACGAGAAGTATGATGGTAAAGACGATGTAAAAAAAGACCGTGCTAAACGTAACGGTGCTCGTCGTATGATGGAAGATGAAGGTCGGGTATCTAAAGGCGACGGTAAAGATGTTGATCATAAAAAACCATTAAGTAAAGGTGGTGGCAATGCTAAGAAAAATCTTCGAGTACGTACATCAACTGCAAATAAAAGTTTTGCGCGTACTAAAACGGGAAAAATGAAATGAAGGCGGGTCTATATGCTAACATACATGCCAAGCGTAAACGCATTGCAGAGGGTAGTAATGAAAAAATGCGTAAGCCCGGTAGTAAAGGTGCCCCCACTGCAAAACAATTTAAACAAGCAGCAAAGACTGCCAAAAGGTAAGTAATGGCTAAAGATCCTCGATTAGAACGTGCTGGAGTAGCTGGTTTTAATAAACCCAAACGTACACCTAGTCATGCTACTAAATCTCACATTGTGGTGGCTAAAGAAGGTGATCAAATTAAAACTATTCGATTTGGTCAGCAAGGTGTTTCTGGTGATAAAGAACCTACTGCACGACAAGCTTCTTTTAAAGCACGACATGCCAAAAACATTGCTAAGGGTAAAATGAGTGCTGCATATTGGGCAAACAAAGTTAAATGGTAATTACTGAAAAAGAACTTGTAAAACAGGCTGCGGAAGCAGACCTGTTAACTTTTATTAGGCTTGTTGCACCACATCGTGTACTTGGTGCAGTGCATGAAGAGTTGTGTGCTTGGTGGCAACGTGAAGATGCTAAAGACAACCAACTAGTACTACTACCACGTGATCATCAGAAGTCAGCTATGATTGCCTATCGTGTAGCACACCACATTACTAAGCATCCAGAAGCTACCGTATTGTATGTTTCAGCTACAGCTAACCTAGCAGAAAAACAACTTAAAGCTGTTAAGGATGTACTTTTATCTGACATTTATCGGTTCTATTGGCCCGAAATGGTTAACGAATTTGAAGGCAAACGTGAACGTTGGGCAGTAGATGAAATCAGTGTGGATCACCCTAAGCGTAAACTAGAAGGCATTCGTGATGCCACAATTAAAGCAGCAGGTATTACTGCTAACGTAACAGGACTACACTGTTCAATTGCTATTCTTGATGACGTAGTGGTTCCTGATAATGCATACACACAAATTGGTCGTGAACAAGTGCGATCATTTTATTCACAACTGTCTTCCATTGAATCTACTGGTGCAAAAGAATGGGCTGTAGGTACACGCTACCATCCCGGCGATTTGTATAAAGATATGATGGAAATGAAAGAAAGTTACTTTGATGTAGTAACTGACGAAGATGTAGAGCTAGATGTTTATGAAGTATTTGAAAGAACCGTAGAAACAACAGGTGAGTTTTTATGGCCCAAACAACGTCGTGCAGATGGTAAAACATTTGGATTTGACGCTAAAGAACTTGCTCGTAAAAAAGCTAAGTACTTAGACATTACACAGTTTTACGCTCAATACTACAACAATCCAAACGCTGTAGAAACACAACTTATTGATCGTAGTCGTTTTAATTACTACGAAAGAAATAAAATTGAAAACTTTAGCGGTGCTTGGTATTTTGGTGACAAACTTTTGCATGTGTATGCAGCAATGGATTTTGCGTACACAGTCAATCACAACTCAGACTATACAGTTATTGCAGTAGTAGGTGTAGATGAAGATAACAACTACTATGTACTAGATATTGATAGATTTAAAACTAATAAGATTTCTGTAATGTATGAAAAAGCAGAAGTTGTATTTAGAAAATGGCGGTTTAAAAAACTACGTTGTGAAGTAGTTGCTGCACAGCGACTCATTGTTACACAGTTTAAAGACTATATGCGTGGTCAAAACATTGTTTTTACTATTGAGGAATACAATCCCCCACGTAACATGAATAAAGCAGAGCGCATTGCAGCTATTCTAGAACCACGGTATAACAACAACCAGATTTGGCACTACAAAGGTGGTAATTGTCAGATTCTAGAAGAAGAATTAATTATGAATAACCCAGAGCATGATGACGTAAAAGATGCGTTAGCAGCTTGTGTTGAAATTTGTAAGTCTCCTCTGTCTAGTAGGACTTGGGGTAAGAAAACAAACGTAGTTGCATTTAATAGTAAATTTGGTGGCGTAGCCTACTAAGAGGAAAACATGAACGAAAATATTCAAGTATCATTTACTGACGATAGTCTAGCAAATAAAATTGCAGACATGTGGGTACGTTGGGATACAGCACGGGCTGTGTGGAAAAGTGATCAACAAGAACTACGCAGCTACTTGTTTGCTACTGACACTCGTAAAACTAGTAACAGTAAACTACCTTGGAAAAACTCTACAGTTACTCCTAAACTCACTCAGATTCGAGACAACCTTCATGCTAATTACATGGCTGCATTGTTTCCATCTGAGAATTGGTTCTTCTGGGAAGCAACTGATAAAGCACCAGAACTAACTAAAAAACGTTATGCAATTACTAACTACTTAAAACAGAAGTTAAAAGCTTCTAACTTCCAACTTCTTATCTCACAACTAATCTACGATTACATTGATTTTGGTAACGTTGTAGTTACTTATGACTATGTACGAGACATTATTAGTGACAACACAGGGAACGTAGTAAGTCGCTATGTAGGCCCAAAAGCCTACCGTATTAATCCTAACGACATTGTTTACAACCCATTGGCTGAGACATTTGATAAGACTCCTGTAGTGCGTCGTATGCTTAAAAGCTTAGGCGATTTAATGACTGACATTGAAACAAAACCAGCATTAAACTATAACAAAGGTGTGTTGAATAAAGCACTAGCATTCCGTCAAAACTATCGTGATGACCCTGAGTTCAAAAAAGAATTGAACATGGCTATTGATGGTTTTGGTAGTGCTGATGAGTATTTAGAAAGTGACATGGTAGAACTGCTAGAGTTTTGGGGTGACATTTATGATCCTGATACCAAGCAATTGCTACGCAACCAGTTAGTTACCGTTATTGATCGTAAGTGGATTCTACGCAAACAACCCAATCCTATGTGGACAGGTAGCAAGCCTATGTTCCATTGTGGTTGGAGACTACGCACAGACAACCTATGGGCACAAGGGCCGCTTGATCAACTAGTAGGCATGCAATACCGTATTGACCACCTAGAAAACCTTAAGGCAGACGTATTTGACCTGATTGCCTATCCAGTAATGGTTGTCAAAGGGTCTACTGTAGAGGAGTTTGAGTACGAACCCGGTGCTACAGTGTTTGTAGGTGACGAAGGTGGTTTAGAGTTTTTACGTCCAGATGCCACCGCGTTACAAGCAGATATGCAAATTAACGAACTTATGAACCGTATGGAAGAACTAGCTGGTGCACCTAAGCAAGCTATGGGTATCCGTACTCCCGGTGAAAAAACTAAGTACGAAGTACAAAGCCTTGAGAATGCTGCTGGTCGTATCTTTCAAAGTAAGGTTAGCTGGTTTGAACGTAACATTCTGGAACCTCTACTAAACGGCATGTTAGCTGAATCTATCCGCAATTTTGAAGGTGTAGAACGCATCCGAACAGTTGACGAAGACTACGGTACTGAAGCCTTTGTAGAGGTCACTAAGAGCGATTTAACGGCTGCAGGTAAGATTTATCCTATTGGTGCCCGTCACTTTGGTGAACAAGCACGGTTTATTCAAGAACTAAACCAAACTATCATGGCTGTACAAGGTATTCCAACCGTAGCTGCACACATCAGTGGTAAGGCTATTGCCAAAGCATTGGAAGAGAACTTAGGCTGGCAGAATTACAAGATTGTGCAAGATAATGCAATGATTTTTGAACAAGCTGAAACACAACGGTTAATGAATCAAGTCTCTGAAGACATTCAAACTGAAGCTGCAGTTAGTCCTGAAGGTGAAATGCCAGAGGAGATGCCTCCAGAAGGGGTTGACAATCAACAGCAAATGATGTAATATAGTATATCTTGTTAATAAATACATACTATATGAATAAAATATTACTTAATAATAAACCTAAAGATAGTACTAATGAAGAGTTTATTAAAGCTTGGAATAATAGTAGTTATACTTTAGAAGCCTTATATAATACAATTAACCATTTAAAAGAAGAAATTACTAGTATTAAGAAAGATGACTTTGACTGTCCTAACCATTATGCTAAACTTGCATACAATTTAGGACAAGTTAAAGCCTTTGATTTTATTATGTCTTTGTTACCTGATACAGCAAAAAGGTGACGTTTTGTTAAAAGCCTACTCTAAGGCTGTCAATTTTAGGAGATAACACGCATGACCAATGCAACCATTTTTGGTGGAGAAGGCGACAACCAACCCACCGCAACAGCAGCAGCGACAACTGATGCAGAACTTTTCACTGCCCTAGTGGGTGAAAATCAAAAATACAAAACCCCAGAAGATCTAGCTAAAGCGTACAATAGTGCTGATCAGTTTATTGAAACTCTAAAAGATGAGAATCGTAAACTACGTGAGCAAGCCGCTTCAGCTAAAACCATCGATGAGGTTTTGGAACGTATGTCAAAGCAAAATGTAGCACCAGAGGATGACAGACCTCCTGCATCAGACTTAACCCCTGATATTGTGCAACAGCTTGTAGAGAAGACGTTAGAGGGTCGAGAAGTAGCGAAAGTACAGACAGATAATTTACTAAAAGCAGACGCTCTAATGAAAGAGAAGTTTGGTGAAAAAGCAACGGAAATGTTTAGACAACGTGCTAGTTCCCCTGCTAAAGCAAAGATTCTTATGGACTTAGCCGCAAACGATCCGTTTGAATTTGTTAACTTATTTGGTAGTCAGGTTTCATTGCCTACTAACAACATGGATACAGGTTCAATGAATACAACTTCAGTAGCTTCTACTAGTGGTGATCGTAGTAAAGTTGTTGGCACTAAGGAGTGGGCAACGAAGGTTCGTAAAGAAGATCCTTCAACATATTGGTCACAAGACTTTCAGTATAAGCTACAACAAACTGTTTCTCAAAACCCCGCCCTATATTTTGGGCAATAAGGAGAATTAAATGGCTGGTGTAGATTTTGCAAAGGTTGATGCAAACCTTGTTCGTGCAGAACTTTGGTCTGCCGAACTAAAAGATGTTCTTCAAGAACAACTAATGGGCACTAAGTATGTTCGCATGCTTAATGGCTTCCCTGATGGTAACCAGTTTACCATTCCTTCCGTTGGTGAACTACCAATGCGTGAAACTGCTGAACTAACCCCCGTTGTGTATGACGCAATGGACACTGGTGAGTTCAACTTTACCATTGACCGTTACGTTGAGTCCGCTACCTACATTACCGATAAGGCAAAGCAGGACAGCTACTACGCTCAACAGCTAATCGGTATGTTCCCCACCAAGATGCGTCGTGCTCTTGACGAGAACCTAGAATCTTCTGTGTTTTCTCTAGCTAACCAACAGACTTCTGGTAATGCCAACGCTATTAACGGTGCTGACCATCGTTTCGTAGCTTCTGGTACTTCCAATACTGTTCTAGCTCTAGCTGACTTTGCTAAGGCTAAGTACGCCCTAGACAAGGCTCAGGCAGGTGGTACTCGTGTTGCTATCATTGATCCTTCACAAGAGTATGTTTTCAACACTTTAGTTGGTGCTCAGGCTTTCACTAACAACCCTTCTTTTGAAGGTATTGTTCAGGGTGGTTTTGTTAATGAAGTAACTGGTATGCGTTTCATTCGTAGCATCTTTGGTTTTGATGTGTACGTTTCTAACTTCCTACCCGCTGCTTCTGAAGCTGCCGCTTCTACCCTTGGTGGTGTTACTGTTCCTGCTACTCCTACCGTGAACCTATTCATGTCTGTTGGTGGCGATCTAACCCCCTTCGTTGGTGCCTATCGTCAACTACCCCGTGTAGAATACGAGCGCAACAAAGACCTACGTCGTGATGAGTATGTCATGAATGCACGTTTTGGTCTAAAGCTATATCGTCCTGAGTGCTTGGTTTCTGTTATCACCAAGAACACCATCTAATTGAAAGGAAATAGAAAATGACTCGTGCTTCTACATGGAGTAACGCTGACGGTCTAGTAGTAGGCTTTGGCGCTAACATCCCCGAACGTAACGTTGCTGGTGTATATGATACTGATGGTGCTGTTAAAGAAGCCCATCTAGCTATCACATACCAAAGCTCTAGTGCTAACATTGAACTACCTGCTGGCGCTATTGTGCTAGATGCAGTGCTTAAAGTAGGCACTGCTTGGGCTGGTGGTACTAAGGTAGAACTAGGTGATGGTACTGACCCTGATGGCTGGATTTCAGCTACTCAAGGTGCTGTTGCCAACCTAACCGTAGGTGCAAGTATTGTTGCTGGTGGCGCATATGCCATTGGTGACGCTGCTACTAACCGTGGTCTAGGCAAAGTGTACGCTGCTGCTGACACTCTAGATGTAACGATTACTGGCACATTCACTGCTGGTACCGCTACTATCGTAGTTCGCTACATTTAATGTAGAGTAACGGGGAGGCTCTCACAAGGGGCTTCTCCGTTTCCTTTTGGAGAAATAGATGGCAACCGTACAACACAGTGTATTAACTGATCCAAACCTCCATGAACCAAAAGGAGTTTCTACTGCTGCTAGCGGAAAAGTATACACAGCTAATGGTTCAGGTAGTGGTACTTGGGTATATCCTTCTGGACATGCATATGGAGATATGTACATTACAGCGGGTGCTGTAACACAAACACTATCTGCTGCAAGTGCTAAAGCAAAACTAAACCCTACAGGAACGTGGACAGCTAATGGTTTTCAAGCAGTGACTATTGATGCTACTGATGGTGAAATTACTGTATCTTCAGGTGGTGTGTACCAACTTGATTTTTGGTTAGTTTTTGAAACTGCTGCAATTTCTAGTGGTGCAGCATATAATTTTCACTTTGCAGTTAACGGAACACCTTCTACACGTAAAGTGTACGTTAAGAAAACAACTAACGGTGTAGACACACTTAACGTAACTGCTGTTGGATACACAACACTAGCTGCTAACGACATTATGTCAATACACGTGGGTGGCGACGCTACTTCATCAAGTACTACAATTACACCTAGAGAAGGTGGTTTTAGTCTTGTGTTAGTTGATCCTAGTGCATAATTATGGCTAAATTAACTTTACTTTATATGACGCAGAACATTCTTTCTGCACTAGATAGTGATCCAGTTGGATCAATTGACGAAACTGTAGAATCTGTACAGGTAGCTGAACTTATAAAAGAAGCTTACTTTGAACTTGTTAGCCAACGTGATTGGCCTTTTTTATTTGTACTTGGTAATTTAGATGGTTTAGGTGATGTAAATAATCCTACCAAGATGAAAATTCCTGATACTTATAATAAAATTAAATGGATTAAATATAACAAACAAGAAGTAACGTATGCAGACCCTGAAACATTTCACACAATTATTTCACAGCGTGTAACACAAGCAGGTGTTATTAATAGCAACGGATACGTAATTAACCAAGACCCACAGTATTGGACTAGTTATGATGACACGTACATTATTTTTGATGGTTACAAGCAAAGCACTGAAGTTGCTTTACAATCGTCCAAAGCTGTTGTGTATGGCACACAGCAAGCTGCATGGTCGCACATAGATACATTCATTCCCAACATCCCAGAGAAGTTTTTTCCAACGTTGCTAGCTGAAGCTAAAAGCCAAGCGTTCGTAAACTTAAAACAACAAAACAACGTTAGAGAAGAACGTAAAGCAACTCGGGGCCGCATGACAATGCGTAACGATAGCTGGCGCAATGAAAACGGTGAAGCTAAATACAACAACAAGGTGTCTTATGGAAGAAAATAAAAGTGCATATGATAGAGTTATGGACAGAGCTATTGAAAAAAAACAAGCAGCTAAAGAACGTAAAGAAGAACGTGCTGAGTTAAATATTATTAACAAACTTGTTATTGAAATGACACCCGTAGGTTTATACCAAGCTCGTTATTCAATGCGTGGTCAAGTACCTGATGAACTTAAAGGTTTGTTTACTCGTAAAGATCGTATCTTAGACATTGCTCGTCAAAGGGGTATTGAAGTTGAAATCGCGTAAACAAAAACCAATGTTAAAAGAAGACGCTATGCAGCGTCAACAACGGTTAATTAAACTTGCTCAAGCAGGTGAACAAGCTGAACGTCAACTAGGTTTAGAAGAAAAAGAAAAGAAAGAAGACGTTAATAAGCATAAGTGGAAAGGTACAATGTAATGGCAGTACAAGCCGCAGTTAAAGATGCGTTTACTTTTGTAGGTGGCCTTAACACTGAAGGCGGCTTTTTTGTTACGCCAGAAAACTCATGGAAAGACGGAATTAACGTAGTACCAACTATTGACGGCAGCATTGAGCGTAGGAATGGTCTTGATTATGAGACTAACTACGCTCTTGCTGCTTTAGGCATTACTGCAGAACAAAAGAATACATGGGCATTTACTACAGGTACATGGTCTAGTGTTGGTGGAAACTCTAACTTAGATTTTATTGTTGCACAAGTGGGTACTACATTACATTTTTATAGTGCTTCATCAGGTACTACTAGTAACACTAAAAAATCGTTTACTGTAAATTTAAGTAGTTACATTGCTGCAGGAAATCCTGACACTGCAGGTACTTCTATTTGTAGTTTTGCATCTACTTATGGTAAACTAATTGTTACTAGCAAAAGTACTGAGCCACTACTTATTACTTATGATAGCACTACAGATGCTATTACTGTAACTACTATTACAATTAAAATTCGTGACTTTATTGGTTTTCAAAGTCCATTTGCTGTTGATGCAGAAAAAACTGAAGCAGAATGGACTGCTGCAAACTTTTTAACACAGGCTAAATATAATTTATATAACCAAGGTTGGAAAGATACACAAATTAATAGTTACAAAAGTTCTACTGGAGAACTTCCTTCTAATACTAAAAGTTGGATTTTTGGTAAAGACACTAACGATAATTTCACTGCTTCTGTTTTAAACAAACAAGACTTTGGTACATCTCCTGCCCCTAAAGGTAGGTTTATTCTTAATGCTTTTAACGAAGATCGTAGCGGCATTATTACAGCAACTAATTATCGACCCCGTGTATGTTCTTTCTTTGCAGGTCGAGTGTGGTATGCAGGTGTTCCTACAACAAAACAACTAGGTACTGTATACTTTAGCCAAGTACTAGACGATATTAGTAAAGTAGGTAATTGTCATCAAACTAATGATCCTACTTCAGAAATTATTAGTGATTTAGAAGACGACGATGGTGGCACTATTGAAATTCCAGATAGTGGTGAAATTGTTTCGTTAGAACCACTGGGTCGAGGATTAATGGTTATTGCAACCAACGGTGTATGGTTTATTAGTGGTATTGACAGAGGGTTTACTGCTTCTAGTTACTCTGTAGAACGTGTATCGGCTGTTGGTTGTGTGTCTACTAAAAGTGTTGTAGCAGTAGAAGACACTCTTATTTACTGGTCAAATAGTGGTATTTATGCAGTGTCTCCCGGTGGCACAGGGGCTGAGTTTTCAAGTAAAAACGTTAGTGATCAAAACATTAAAACATTTTATCAAAATATTCCTGTATTAAGTAAACTCTATGTTGAAGGAAGTTACAACGCTACAGATAAAATTATGTATTGGTTGTATTCATCAACAGAAACAAACGATACTAGTACAGGACGTTTTAATAAAAATAGTGTGCTTGCATTAGATTTGCGTTTAAGTGCGTGGTATTGGTTTAGTCTTGACACATCGTTAGGAGTTATTCCAGTATCTATTGAAATTACTAAAGAAACAAATGAAACGGCACTAACTTATGATGTATACGCTGGTAACAATGATGTTAATGATGTTAGTAGCAACGATGTTATTGCAAACATTCAAGTACTTAACGGCACAAAGAAAACATTTAAAATTTTAACACTGCATCCTGTAACAACAAATAACTATTCAGTTACCTTTTCAGACTTCTTAAACACACGTGTAAGTGCCACTAAGTTTAAAGATTGGTATACATACAACACTGTAGGTGTTGAACAAAATGCTTATTTTATTACAGGTTATAACATGGGTGGTAACGGCCCGTCACGTACAAAAACAGGAATGTATTTAACAGTGTTTATGAAACGCACTGAAACTTCTTTTGATGCTAGTGCTAATCCTATAAATGAAAGTGGTTGTTTAATGCAAAGTCGTTGGGACTTTACTGACAACACTAATCCTGGCAAGTGGGCAACTGAAGTACAAGTGTATCGTCAACCACGTTCATTTTTAGCTGCACCACTTACTACCTTTGATGATGGTTATCCCCTTGTTATTAGCAAAAATAAACTACGTGGTAGAGGTAAAGCTGTACAGTTTAAGTACACTTCAGAAGCTGGTAAAGATATGAAGATTGTAGGTTGGACAGGAACATTTGTTGGGGCAACTAATGTATAAACTACGCAATGCAACTATTGATGATTTACCAAGTTGTTTAGTGTGTGCTAAAAAGTTTGTAGATTTTTACGGACTTGA